CACAGCTAAGTGTCGCCCAAGAGCTGCCCTAGATTATTGTTATTCCTCTTTCGAGGGTTCCAATAAAATAGGAATCGCTCACCACCCAGAGCATTAGCTCTTTCGCATGACTACTAGTCATACAGATTATACTCACTAACAGTGCGGCATAAAGCCGGATACTACTAGTGAGTTTGAATATAATCTGTATTCCTGTATAGTAGATCGTTAAGACTACCATACGCTAGCATGTCAGCTAGAGAGTCCTGAAGCTCATTTGGGGTGATCATGATCTCCCGCGGTAGGATTTGATCCATCATACGATGGTCAATTAGAAAGTTACGTTTTTCAGTAATCAATCTATCGATTGTCTGAATCACGTCGCTGTCTAACCCTACTGCGAGCATATCGATGATATACCCGAGCATCAGTGTTCTGGGGCTCCCATAGAAGCCTAGTTCTAGGCTTCCGGTGGTCGACGTATTCGCTGACAACCCTAGGGTTGCTCGAATTGTATGCTCTGGCAAAGAAGTCCAGAAGCCCGTCGAATCCACCTCTCTCCTGTCTATGAGATTGGAACGATAAGTTCCAAACTCTGACTTCGTCCCGATGTAGGCGAGAATTCCATCTTTGAATAAGATGGCGTTCATCGCTTCCAACAAAGGACGAGAGACCGGAGAAGCCAGCTTCGTTTCGACCCACAATCCTGAGGTACTTTCGTACCGAAATAGGAAGCAGGTCATCGGCTGTTCTTGATGCATGCCATAATCCTTTATTAAAGAGATTGTTGGATGTGTCTACAACAGCCTGACACGAAGCCGGGCTGTCAGCAACTAGTGTTTTCGGTTTGGATGGGGTAATATCAAACCCCTTAAATCCGTCCGTACCGCACGATTCCCTAAAATGACCGTAAACGTAGCTTTTGGCAACGTTCACTTTCAACTCTAGGAGATTCATTGCGCGCACTAGTCGCCCATACCCGTGTGTCGGCAATATAATATCATCGCCAAACACACGAACCTTGGTACGAAGTTCCCTGAGTTTGGGCCAAGTCACCCGCTCACTATCGGATAGGGTAGAACCTATAGCGATACAGAGCATGACGAGACTCATAACAGGAAACGTCGTAGCAGTACCTTGCGAGGCGAATTTCCTTAATGACAGGAAACTCGGGATATCAGAAATTTCGTCTCTGATATACCTCGTTCGTGCGGCGTGCAGAGCACATAGGAGAGAGCTATTCGCTCTCAACATGCGCTCCACGGTCCAACACGAGAGTCGATCACTTGCATCTGAAAGATCAACAGTTGCAAGTTCTCGATCAAGGGATGCTTTCAGAACTAAAGCACCTGATTTATGCTGGTCTCTAAAGTCAATAAAGTGAACACCGAAGTGTTCACGACATTGCACAAATAGAAACCTGAGCAGCAATTGCTGACACCACTGATGTGATGTCGGCTCTGCAGCAATAAGCCTAGGACCTTTTGCGGTCTTCGGCACGCATATCAGGCGTGAAGCCACTTCATGATTTGGTGGCCTCTCCGAGGAAGCGCCTATGGTTTTACCACAGAGCTCCCACGGAAAAGTATTCTGAAGCTTATGCGGCCAATTTGGGAAGCATGATTTCTCATGATTCTTAAGTCGTTCCGCAACTGCACCAGGGCCATGCTTGAAGCCGGTACCTAAACCACGCTCGTAGATCCAATTGCTGAATGCAATTGGTTCGAACGCGTCGAAAGTACCGAAAATAAGATCAGCAACCTGCTGAATCTTATTGAGGAGCCGTATGTCATCTAACTTCGTCCTTTGATCTAGTTCTCCGGATCCGGAAGGAAACAGAGAATTAGAATCAAAAGTGCTAGGATAGATATGATCCACTGCTTGCACAAGATGCACAAGCATATGGTCATCAGACACACGGCTATCCTCGACCGCTGTAACCTCGTCGAGGTCATCTTCTACGCTTGCCGATTCTTCGGAAAGAGTATGAAGAATACCACTGCGATGAAACAGATCGCCACAGTAATTACGGCGATTTCCGGCAGATAGCTGTCGCTCATATATGTGACAACTTTCTGCTCGGTCGAGGCGGAGTTCATCGTCGGCCCAGTTGAAACTGGGCTTACGGAGACTTCGTTCGATGTCATGATATTCACTCACTTTCGCTTGAATGCGATCGTCAGAGCATATCACCTCAATCCTCTTGCCGACAACTAAAAGTTGTCGCAAGAAGAATAAGGCGTTGACATCTACCTCATGCTTCAAACTGGAGTCTCTCTCAAACACGCGCAGCCAAAGTCCCGAGAATAATCTCGGCACCTTGGTCACAGAGGACACGACCTTGGATAAAGGTCCCTCAAGTGATAGGCGCCCCTCCTCAAGTGCCCTAAGTAATAGGGATTCGAGGTGAGGAAGGTCAAGGGTGAACAACCCAAGACCTCTAGTCTGAGAGTAAAGGGTGAGTCGATCCAAATCTTTGGAAAGCTTTTCCTTTAGCTCCGGGTATGTCGAAGTGACATCAGTAATGATGCCCTTCGTGACATGGAGTAGAGCACTTACTTGGCTTTTCATCTTGGCTCCTATTAAGGAGGTTAAGATCCAAGCCACTGCTCTAGCAATCACCCTTCGAGTTGCTATCCTAACAGTATGTTAGGACTCGAAGTTCATCAGCTTGTCGATGTTGGCAGACGTTAAGTATGCCAATAGCCCAAGCGCGACGTTACGTGGATCGACGAGGGTATCACCCCGTTGATTTTCGATAACGCTGTACACTTTCCTTTGAGTAGAAAGTGTCGCAGGGGCAACCGGAAATACCGTATGGATAAGTTCGGCGTTGTGACGGTCAATGACCACACCACGCTTCTTATCCGTATAGAAGGTATTCCGGATGTTAAGCCGGAACTCTTCCGTAGCAGTCCTGAGCAAATATTCCGAAGAATATTTGTCCTGGTTGATACGAACGAGGTTCTTGGCCACCGCATTGATGGTGACAACTGCTGGATCAGCGAACATGGTACTACTCCTTTCTTGCTTCCCGCACTATTGCGGTCAGCTACCGTGGTGAGACATACTTATGCTTCATCACAAGTAACGAAGCAAGAATGCCCATTTGGCCTGCCTCTAGCAAAGGCAGGTGAGCATCTAGAGTGGCCGACGCCGAATAACGCTCCTTGCGAGTTTTAATGATCAGTGCGGGTGAACAAACCCGGTACTGATCTTTCCACTCGTGAGTTGCGGAAGTCGACGTTGTCTCGCGCATCAGCGATAAATTCTGAAGCGATACTGGTACCAAATTACGGGTCTGCATAAGCAGGCTCCCAATATTTGTATACCAGTCAATGAGCCATGACCAAGGCAATCCTTCCCATAAACCGGAAAGATTAGCCTCTAGTCCGAAAATGGACCTCATGGCCATACGAGACATATCCCCTTGAGAAAAACGAGAGTAATCGACGCCAGGTAACCACCTGACGTGAGCTCTTATCTTTCTTTGCCCGATCGTGGTGTAAGTGTCTCTAATGACAATTCCACCTTGGCTCATCAGAGTAACATTGCTGTTAACCTGTGAGTTAGATAGGGAATCAAGGTCTACGGTCTTCCTGACGCCGCCGGATTTCTTGAGTCTAGTGATCTCTTTGAGCCTTCTATCGAAGGCATCAGCGAAATTAATAGTTCTCACGACATCTTTTATCAGAGGCTTAATGCCAAACTGATATCGGAGGTAATTCTCCGCGAGCTTTTCGATGAGGTTTTCACCTGCAACTTTAAGCACGCGAGGAATGTCACCGGCTTCTAGAACGTTCTGAACTACGTCCACGTAAGGACGATTTGGATTTGTTCTAGCTAAGGCATCAGCCGCATATGCAGCTGACGTCTTTTCATCAGGATAAGAAGTGATGAGAGGGAAAACGGGACGACCTGCGAAGGTAACAGCGTCTGCGACATAGTTATCGAACCACCCAACAGCCCATTGCTGCTGAGTGCCCGGCAACATGTTTACGACGCCACCTTCGGCCAGGTCCCTGTTGACTGTAAAAGGCAAGTTGTCACCCAGCCCATAACCGGGCAAATCGGTGCAACCTGCAGTTTCAGACTGCCAGGTACCGCCTCCAAACGTAGAGCCGAAACGAGACCAAGTTCCCTGTGAAGAGAGCTTGGCCCAGCTACGGTTTCTAGCCATCACTAATACTCCAGATAGAGGAAAGGTCTTTTCACAAACTTATAAGGTTTGAGAATCGACCTGTGAGGGGAAGCAAGGCTTCCC